GCAACCCTTAGTTTCTCTTGTCTGATGACAGTTGAGGCCTATCGAGCCAAGTTGATAGATAGCTGAATTTGCCTATATACAGAAACCCGCCAGAAATGGCGGGTTTCTTCTATTTTGCAAAGGAGTTGGTACTTATGAAAGACATCACGGAATTCAAGGCGTGGTTCAACAACGAAATCAGCCAATACCCGTTGATTGCAAAGAGCAATCCGCTCTCGCTGAATGAACTATGTTATGTTCTTCGGCTCAGCGGAAAGGATTTTGCTGTTTGCTGGAATAACGACAGTGGGTTCAGTTGCATTCCTTCCATCGCAGAATCCTATATCCCGTCTCGTGACTTGTCTCTGAAAGTGAAGCTCGTGGACTACGATTCCGCAGATGAATCAGAAGACATCGAGGGCTGCCTGCGGGTCGAAATTATCCGCAAGGTAATTCGCTCGAGTGCCGACATCGAAAAGGCTCTTGAAGATTGGGGACGCGAACTTACGGAAATCCACACACTGCTCGGCTGCTGCGAACTGTTGGCTGGAATGGCGGAGGAGGCCGCGGAGCTGTCCCAAGCGGCTTTGAAACTGCGCCGAACGATTGACAAGAGCAACCCCACGCCGGTGAGCACAGGCGAAGCCTCGCACAAGCTAAACGAGGAGTTTGCCGATGTGGTTCTGTGTGCAGCGGCGCTGGGGCTTGACCGTGAAGAAGTTGAGCGGTTTATCAGAGAGAAAGCCGCTCGGTGGTCCATGAGATTGGAGGTTGACGAATGAATGATTAAGGAAATGACAATTAACGATGCCACCCACAAGTGGGTCGGCGAGTTCAACGCTATCCCGCAGGGTATGATTGAACGGCTCATGCGGGCGGCTCCCGACGAGTGGGAGGAACTCACCCTCCCCCGCGCAGGCAGCAGGGTTCACGTTTTTGACCTGCCTGACAGCTGTGACACGCGGGAACACCTCGGTGAAATCGTGGCGTATGCCGCAGACCTCGACAAGTATCGGGTGGATCTGGACGGCGGCCCGTCCATCCTTGTGGAGCCTGATAATTTGGAAGTCGTAGACGAAGATACACTCCCGATGTGGGGAACGATGTGGAGCTTCGGCGATTCCTGCGACAACTACTGGCTTGAATATGCGGACGGCATTCGGGTGATGTCCGACTGCGGGTTCCGCATTTACCGGCACGAGGAGTGGGGCCATTTCTTTGGCATTGACGGCGCGGGGTACGACTTTTACAGCGAGCACTGGATTCCGCTTTACAAAAGGCGTGGATTGCAGTGGCACGACCCCGCCGCAGAAAAAGCCGAGGAAATGCGCAACAGGGGCTACCAGATTGCGAAGCTCGGTGGCAGGAATGTGTGGGTTGATAAGAATGGCGATTTCATCGAGGAGGTGCGGGAATGATTACGCTGATTGAAGCCGTAAAACTGTGTCGCATACCCGAAGATGAATCCGTTTATTTGCGGAAGTGTGGCTCTGACCGTTTCGATTACACTCTTTTCACCCCGCGTGAGATGAGAAATAGGCTTGATATGCGGGCGATAAAAGTCCACGCAATTTTGGTGAGATTTGAAGCATTTGGCCCGGATTTTATGGGCATGGAGTTTGAAGTAAGTGGGTGGAGGTGAACGAAAATGATGGACCCGAAGATGGCGATTCATGTTCTTCAATGCGGTAGCTGGTGGGATAGCCTGCTGGATGACATTTCTGATGCAGATATGAACCCGTTGCAGGATGCGCTTGATGCCGCCATCGATGCTCTCGAAAAGGAGTGCCAAAAAATACATCTGCCCGATATACCATCAACAAAGGCTGACCGAATCAGAGCTATGGCCGATAATGAGCTGGCAGAATATCTTTGCGGGTTTACCTATTGCTGTGAGTGTAATCACCGTAATAACTGCGATGGCGACAACGGGTATTTGAAGTGGCTTCAACAGCCAGCAGAGGAGGGACGACAATGAACCGCAACACGGCTGACCGCATTATCGTCACGAGCAATGCTCGCATGGAGCGGGTTCTGAATTGGTATTTCGACAATTTCAAATGGCTTGACCGTGAGAAGTTTCTGGCTCCGATGGAATCGGGTGTGGTAGAGCTTTGCGAGGAACAAATTGAATTCACGTTCGAGAGCAAGGGTAGCTGGGTGGAGATGGCGGTCTACATCACTGTGAAGCCGAACCTCCCGCCGGTTGTGATGTTCGACTACGACCCCGCCACGACGGAAATCAGGAACCGCCGTATCGCCCCGATGGGCAGTCAGCCGGTTGTGGATCAGGAACTGCTCAGTGTGCTCCTCTCGATGGATGACACGTGCAGGAAAGAGGCTCGGAAGTACCATGCGCTCATGCTGTTCATGGCCTACTACCGGGAGGAGGTCAAAGTTGAGCAGCGAGTTGAGCGCCGCCCCGCCAAGCACAAGAAGAAAAAGCGCACGGCACAGGTGCGGCAGCCGCTCATTCGCCGCATTTACACCGTGACTGACTTCGACAGCACGGCGCTGGTAAAGCCCGAACAGGCTAAGCGCGGCTACACCAAGCCCGACCATGAGGTCAACGTCCGAGGCCACCTGCGCCGGTACAAGTCCGGCAAGGTGGTTTGGGTCAAGCCCTCGGTCAAGTATAAGGGCAAGACTGCCCACCACAAAGAATACGAATTATGACAGGAGGAACCAAAATGAAAGCAACTGGACAAATCCGTCGGATTGATGACCTCGGCAGGGTTGTCGTTCCGAAAGAGGTTCGTGTGAATCTCGGCATTCGCGATGGCGATGCGTTTGAGATTTTCACCACGGAGGACCGGAGAGGCGTGGTCTTCCAGAAGTACAGTTTTGACACGCCGGTAGCGCAGGCTCTGAAAAGCCTGCGCGTGGCGGTTGAAGACAGCGAGCTGTCCTGCCGCAAGGAGTTTTTGCAGAGCATCACCGAGCTTGAAGCCCGACTGAAATTGGAGGAAGATGAGTAATGGAGTTTTTGAAGTTTATCTTTTCCAGCCCGTGGATTTGGCTTGGCTTTCTGATTCTGGTCTGCTGTGTTCTGAAATACATGGTGGATCTGGTGAGCGCTCTCCGCGCAAAGCGGAAAGTTCACACATTCAAGACAAGCGACGGCAGCTGGCAGGTGCTTGTTGAGAACGCTACGCACAATGACGTTGAGGCCGCGATGGTTCGGCAAGAATTGCGTGAACATCTGCGTGAGCAGTTGAAAGATAAGGAGGTAGACCAAAATGATTAAAAACTTTGAGCCGCAGCCCTACGACGGGCTAAATCCGCTGCCGAGTTATGTAACGAATGTCTCATCGTTCACACTGACTGGCTCGGTTCCGGGCGGCTATGAAATTACCCTCGCAAAGCTGACGGTTGGCGAATCGGTGAGCGCGGGCAACCCGCTCTCCCATGCCCTGTTTGAGAGCTTTGACGACCACGGGCGCAGAATGAAAGCCACCAGAACCCGCGTGAGCGGGTTTGACCGCGAGTTTGTTGCGGTCAAGAGCGCGATGTCTGGGTGTGGCTTTGCGTTCCACCCCGCTCTGCCGGGGGCTTGTGAGACGATACTTTACGCGCTTGGGGAGTTTTTTCAGGCGCAGAACCCTGAGATAGCGGAGGTGGCCGTCGTGTCACAAAGCTGTCATTGACCCGTCATATAGGAGAGTGATAAAATGATACCGTCGGATTTTATAATTACACACGCGCCCATGCACCTGCACTTGGAGATTTTGAAGAAGTGCAACTTCTTCTGGCTCCGAGACATCCGCAACGTGGACATATCGCAGTGCTGCGCAAAATGCTTCATCGGCGACAAGGACAACCGCGTCTATTACGGAACGCTGCACAAGTCCAACGCCGTCGTTGACATTATCGTCAAGCAGCACCCACACGCCAAAGCATACTACCTTTGCGGTTTGAGCGACGGCTTTGTGTGGGAGCTGAACACCCATGTGGCATTCGTGCCTGACAGCAATTCCGAAGTCAGGATTGAGAACGACAGAATCAAGCTGCACATCACGAATGCCCGCCGCATCCACTTCTGGGATTATGTGCCGAACCCTCCGGGGAACTACACCAAAGAGCAGCGGTCCTGCCGCAACTGGATATTCGCAAACTACCTAAAGGATGGGATGCCGTTATGATCGTTAGCGCAAGCAGGCGGACTGACATCCCGGCACTGTTTTCCGAGTGGTTTTACAACCGTGTTGGGAAAGGATTTGTCCTCCTTAGAAACCCATACAACCCTCTACAAGTCGGGCGTGTTTCACTCACGCCCGACAAAGTAGACGGGTTCGTTTTTTGGACTAAGAATGCCGCGCCTATGCTCAACAGGATTCACGAGCTGGACGCATTCAAATATTATTTCCAGTACACCATCACACCTTACGGACGGGACGTTGAGAAGAACATCCCCGACAAGCATGAGGTTGTGATACCGGCGTTCAAGAAAATCGGAGCCGATAAAGCCATCTGGCGGTATGACCCGGTATTCCTGAATGACCGCTACACTTGGGACTACCACATTCGGGCGTTCACGAAAATCGCAGAGGAGTTAGAGGGCTACACCTCAAAGGCCGTTATGAGTTTCGTGGATTCGTACCGCACAGTAGACCTCAGACCGCTGAATATCCAGCCGCTCACAACCGAGCAGCAGACGGAGCTGGCGCAGCAGCTATCCGAGATAGCCGCCCAGCATGGCATTGTCCTCTCCTCCTGCGCGGAGGAGCTGGGGTTGCCTCATTCCAGCTGCGTAGACGGCAAGATGTTCGGCGTTGATAAACCGAAAGACCGCAATCAGCGCGGGCTGTGCCAGTGCGTTGAGAGCGTCGATATTGGCGCATACAGCACCTGCCGCAACGGTTGCGCCTACTGCTACGCAAACCACTACGGCTACGTTCAGGACCCGCCTGACGCGGACTGTGACCTGCTTGGGCCTCCGCTGAACGGCAACGAAAAAATCAAGCAAAGGAATTGATACCATGATTGAGAAAGTAAACCCGTCCCACCCGGACAAAATCGCCGACAGGATTGCCGGCGCTATCGTGGACTTGGCCTATCAGGTTCAGGATGACCCCAAAGTCGCAGTTGAAGTTCTCATCGGGCATGGCGTGTGCCACGCTATCGTCGAGACTTCCGCTCCCATGCTTCGGCCAGAGGTGCTGAGAGCGATCCACAATGCCATCCACCGCATCGCGGGGTTTGTGCAAATCGACCTCTGCATTGTTCCGCAGGACGCCCACCTCGCTGATAACCAGCAGGCTGGTTTCCGCTGCGGCGACAATGGCATCTTCAAGGGGATGCCGCTCACGGACGAGCAGAAGACGCTCTCCACGATTGCCCGCGACATCTACCAGAAATACCCCTGCGACGGGAAATACATTCTGAGCGGGGATAAGCTCATCATCTGCCAGAGCAACGCTGCGAGGGCTGACATCGAGCGGCTGTACCCCACCGCAGAAATCAACCCGCTCGGCGATTGGACCGGCGGCACAGATGTGGACACCGGCGCCACCAACCGCAAGCTCGGTTCCGACATGGCCGATTCCGTGACCGGAGGTGGGCTGCACGGCAAAGACCTGTCCAAAGCTGATGTGTCCGTCAACATCTACGCTTTCCTCAAGGCGCAGGAAACCGGCAAGCCGGTGGAGCTGTGCTGCGCCATCGGAGACGATGGGATTGACGGAAAGCCCTACCACGAAATCGTGGAAATTGCCCGCAAGTTCATCAAGGACGCGGGAGGCTTTGAGGCGTTCGCCGAGTGGGGCCTGTTCTAAAACCTAATACAGTAAAACATGGGAGCTGTACGAATATGTGCAGCTCCCTTTTTTTATGCTCAGTTACAAGGAGGACGAAACATGGAGATTGTCTACAAGAGGGTTGATGACCTCATCGAGTATGAGGGAAACGCCCGACGGAATGACGCGGGCGTGGCAAAAGTCGCCGAGAGTATTCGTGAGTTTGGGTTCCTGAACCCTATCACGATTGACCCGAACAATGTCATCATTGCGGGGCATACCCGCCTGAAAGCCGCCAAGCAGCTGGGGATGGAGGAAGTACCCTGCATCGTTCAGAATCTGTCCGAGGAGGACGCGAAGCTGGCCCGTATCATCGACAACAAGAGCCACGAATATTCCACGTGGGATGTCGGCAAGCTGCATCAGGAGCTGAGCGGCATCGGCCTCGACTTCAAGACCACGTTCTTTACCCCGAACCGTGACCGCAAGTTCTTCAAGGACAACAAGTTCCTCATTTTCGGCAACAACGAGCTGCCTATCACCGAGGACGAGTACGCCCGCCTGAAAGCGGTTTATGACGACTACATCAGCAAGAACAAAACCTATCTGGGCTTTGTCATGTTCCTGACGGGAGGTGAGGCAGAATGAATATCAGAGAGATTTCCGTCTCTCGACTGAGAGATTACGAGAACAACCCGCGTAACAATGACCTTGCGGTTGAAAAGGTCAAGTACAGCATCGAGCGGTTCGGTTTCCTGTTCCCTGTTGTTGTGGACATGAACTACACTATCGTTGCCGGCCACACTCGTGTGCGCGCCTGCCGTGAGATGGGTATTCAGACTGTCCCCTGCATCGTAGCGGACGAGCTGACCGACGAGCAGATCAACCTGTTCCGTCTGGTGGACAACAAGACCAGCGAATACAGCGATTGGGATTTCGAGAAGCTCAAGGAGGAACTCTCCCTTGTTGACCTGACGCTCGATGAGAACCAGCTTTTGCTGGAACGCTTTGAGCTGACTACGGAGGTCTTCGACATCGAGCCTGAGCAGGCCGAAATCAAAATCCCCGCATTCAACTTTATGGGCGTCAACGAAAAGCCCAAGCCCAAGAAGCCTACCGTCCACACCATCGACAGCAACTCTGTCATCAGAGAGGAAAATGATGCAGTTGAGGACGGGGATGATGAAATTGGCGCACCGGAGGTTTCGTACCACGAGCCTGTGAGCTATGCCGATGCCCCTGCTCCCGCTCCTGCGCCTACCGACAGCCCCGCCGCTCCCGCTGCGGAGAGTGTGGTTCCTGCTGCTGATGATGGTGAGCCTAAGAAAAAGGAATCTAAGGCGGTCCTGCCGTTCTGCCAGTTCCGCTTTGGCGATGTGTCGTTCTTCATCTCTCAGGTGGAGCTTGACCGCATGAACGCCAAGTATCAGGAGTACATTGATTCCGGTGCAATCCTGAGCGGCAGCTTTGCCGACTATCTTCTGAAAGGAGTGGAGAACCGTGATTGATTTCGTAGAGAAAGTGCCTATCGGGGAGGTCACGGGGTCTGAGTACAACCCCCGCTCCATTACCCCGGAGGCATTAGAGGCGTTGCAGCACAGCATTCGCCGTTTCGGTATGGTGAAGCCGCTCATCGTCAACGCCACCAATAACGTGATTACCGCCGGCCACCAACGAAAGAAAGCTGCGACGGCGATTGGGCTGGAATATCTGCCGTGTATCAGAATCAACAGCCCGAATTTGCAGGACGAGATCCTGTTCAACCTCATGCACAACTCCATCGAGACGAGCAAGACTTCCGTTCGCCTTGAGGAGTTCACAGTGGGCGGCTACCATTACTGCCCGTCCGACAAGGTGCACATCGAGAGCGAGCCGAAGAATGTGCTCATCTGCTCCGAAATCACGAAGCTGATGTCCCGCTACGGCGAATGGGGCAGCGTCGTGACCGACGGGGACGGAAACGTCATTCTTAACGCCGAATACGCCTACTGCTCCAAGAAGCTGGGCTACGGCGTTCTGAGCTATGCCATTCCGAACGAGGACGTTGCCGAGTTCCTTGAGTGCATGGGCATCGAGTACGGCAAGTACAACTTCGACAACCTCGGCGTTAAGACCTACCACCAGTTCTTGGCGCAGCCTAAGCGCCTGAGTACCGATGGCCGGCAGTCAAACGCCTCTGTTCTGTATGAGAAGTATGTCATCCCCCGCTTGCAGAAGTCAGACAGCCTTATCGACATCGGCGCGGGCCGCATGGCTTACCCGAAGATGCTCAAGTCTAAGGGCTACAATATCCACGCCTACGAGCCGTCCCTGATGGTGAAAGGCGCGAACAAGCTGGATATGAAAGGCATCATCGCCAATATCCTCAACGCCGAGAAGCAGGTCAAGGCCCACGGGCTGTTTGACTACTGTGTGTTGGAGGCGGTCATCAACTCCGTGGTGGACGACGAGTTTGAAAAGGCCGTGCTTACGACCTGCAACGCCGTCCTGAAATCCACGGGTACGCTGATTACCTGCACTCGCAATCTTGCCTACGTTGAAAAGGCATACGACAAGACGAAGCTGTCTGCCGGAGCGGGTGACTGTCTCTGGTATCTGGACGACAAGAATTACACCCTCGGCGTGACAAACGGCATCGTTTTCAAGCAGAAGTTCCATACCCGTGAGAGCTTTGTCGCCCTCCTCGAAAACTACTTCGACAGTGTAGCGGTACTCTCCTGCAACGCTGGCTACATCTACTGCGCCTGCTCGCTACCCAAGCAGTTGCCGACGGAAGTTTATGAGGAGTATCTGGAAAAAGAGCTGAACATCGAGTACCCCGGCGGCTTTAAGCACAACAAGCACGGCGGTCTGATGCGCGAACTGCTCGAAAAGGTAGCGGAGAGGTATGTCTGATGCCAAGCGTCAGAGAAAGGACTTGTTTGAACAGTGGGTAGAAGCCGGTGAGGTAGAAAACAATCTCGCCATCATCCAGTCTCTGTCTATGCAGGGCAAGTCTATGGAGGAGATTGCCGACGTATTCGACATCACACGACGGACACTGCAAAAACTCCAAAAGGAACACCCCGCTTTGGAAAAGGCAATCAAGGCGGGGCGCCTGTCTGTTGTGGCGATGTGCCAAAACAAGTTAATGGAGCGGGTGTCCAGTGGGGACACGACCGCTATCATTTATGCGCTCAAAGTCTACGGCGGTGATTTCTTCAATGACCGAAAAGCGGTCGAGGCGAAGATAACCGGCACACCGGTTTCTGTTCAGCCGCAAGTTCAGATCTACCTGCCTGAGAGAGATTCGGAGGTAGGTGACGCACGTGAGAAAAAAGACGGAAAAAACAAGTAACAAACCAATCATTATTCGGCCTCAGCAGGGCAAGCAGGAGATGTTTCTGCGCTCTCCCGCTGATATTTGCATTTACGGCGGCGCGGCTGGCGGCGGCAAGACATACGCCCTCCTGCTTGAGTGTCTAAGACACATCGACAACAAGCTGTTCGAGGCGGTCATCTTCCGGCAGTCCCGCCCACAAATTATGAGCGCCGGTGGTCTTTACGCAACGAGCCAAGAAATATATCCACATCTGGGCGCGTCCAGCGTTCTCACGCCGAACGTCCAGTGGAGATTTCAGTCGGGCGCAAAGGTCACATTCGCTCACATGTTCTACGAAAAGGAGAAATACAACTGGCAGGGTTCCCAGATACCGCTCCTGATGTTTGACGAGCTTGTCCATTTCACGGAGAGCCAGTTCTTCTATATGTTCTCCCGTAACCGTTCGACCTGTGGGGTACGCCCCTACATTCGAGCGACCTGCAACCCCGACGGCGAAAGCTGGGTGGCTCGGTTCATTGACTGGTGGATCGACCCCGAAACAGGGTACGCCGACGAAAGCAGATGCGGAAAGCTGCGATACTTCATCCGCAGGAACAACATCATCCATTGGGCTGACACACCGCAGCAGCTGTATGAGGAGTTTCATCTATACAGCCCGGAGGAGATGGAGGAAGTAAAGTCCGTATCGTTCATCAGTGCGAAGCTGACGGACAACGCGGCTATGATGAAACACGACCCCGGCTACATCGGCGCACTGAAAGCCATGTCTGAGTTCGACCAAGAACAGCTGCTCAACGGTAACTGGAAAATCAGGCGGTCTGCGGGCCACTACTTCAAGCGCTCTAAAGTCGGACAGATGTTCCGCTCCACCCCGACCGATGTTGTCAAATGGGTGCGGGCGTGGGACTTGGCTGCCACAGCCCCCGGCGAGATGGACGAGTTGGAGGGTATGCCGCAGGCCATGCGCACCAACCGGCGGGGCGACGAAAGCGCCTATACCGCCGGTGTTTTGCTTGGCAAACGGAAGAATGGGCGTGTATTCGTTGCGGATGTCATCAACGTCCGTGAGAATGGCGCTGATGTGCGTCAGCTCATTCTGAATACCGCTGCCAGCGACAATGCGCTTTATGGCAACGTCACAGTTCGGCTGCCGCAGGACCCCGGACAGGCCGGCAAAGACCAAGCGCAGAGCTTTGTTCGGATGCTCGGCGGCTATACCGTGACAACCTCACTGGAAAGCGGGGACAAAGTGACCCGCGCCGAGCCTTTCTCCTCTCAATGGCTTGCCGGTAATGTGGACGTGAAGATGGCTGACTGGAACGATGACTATTTCAGGCAGCTTGAAGACTTCCCCGTCGGCAAGCTGAAAGATATGGTGGACGCCTCGGCGAACGCCTATTTGGAGTTAGAAAACGGGAAACCGGAGTTCGGCTTCTCTTTTGGATGAGGTGTGGAATGAGAATATTCAATATCGAAATAACCAGACGAAAACAGGTGCGAGACGCTTATCAGGGCGGCAGCGACAGTTTCGTCTCGCGCTGGGCAAGACCGCCCTCTATGAACACAGCCGAATGGCTGAATATGTTTTCAACCAGCCCCCGCCTTGCGGTCGTTGACCGTATCGCAAGCGACCTCGCAAACATCAGCGGAAAGCTGATGCGTGTTGAGGAGGACGGGACGGAGGTTGAGGTGACGAGCCATCCGTTCCTCGACTTTATGAACCACCCGAACCCGCTGTACGAGATGACGAGTTCGGCGATCTGGCGGCTGCATGAAATCTACCTCATGCTCGTGGGCGAGAGTTTCTTCCTCATCGAGCGGGATGAACGCGGCAGGCCGGTAGAGCTGTGGAACGTGCCTCCGCATTGGGTGAAGCTGACGCCGTATCTCGGCAACCCCACGTACCAAATCGTCTCATCGGGCGGGCTGACAATGACCGTACCGGTTGATGATATGTTCGTGATGAAGCAGCTGAACCCGCTCGACCCTTTCCTGCGTGGTCTGGGTATTGCGGAAAGCATCGCGGACGAGGTGGAAATCGACGAATACGCCGCCAAGTTCCAAAAGCGGTTCTTCTATAACGACGCTACACCGCCCGTGGTATTCCTCATGCCTGATGCCACTGATGAGCAGCGGAACGCTTTTCTGGCCCGTTGGAATCAGAAGCACCGGGGCGTAGAGAACAGCCACCGTGCGGCAGCCCTCTCCGGCAACGTCGATGTAAAGGAGCTTGGCAGCACCGATGGTAAGAACCTCGGCTTCATCGAGAGCCGTATCGCCATGCGAGACGCCGTTCTCGAACACTTCGGTGTACCCCGTGAAATCATGGGCATCACCGAGAACAGCAACCGCTCAACCGCTGACGCAGCGCAGTACATCTACGCCAAGAATGTCCTGACATCGAGAATCAGGATGCGTGAGGAGGCAATCAACACGCAGCTCCTCCCGATGTTCGGGAGCGGGCTTGTGTGGCGCTTTGACCCTGTTATCCCCTACGACAAGGAGTTTGACAAGGGCAAAGCACTCGATGCCTATAACGCCGGTCTTATCACCAAAAACGAGGCGAGAGAGCTGCTCGACCTACCTGACGTTGACGGCGGGGATGTCTACAAGGTATCCATTAACGACCTGTTCCTGAACGAGACGGATGACCCCGCAGAACTATCACAGTCCATGATGCAGGAGGATCTGGCGGCATTGTCTGACGGTCCTGTATATGGCGAGAAATCCCGCCGCATGAATGTCGCAGCCATGCTGAGACGTGAAGCTGTGGCGGTGCAGAAAAACGAGCGGTTGTTTGAGGCAGCGGTGTCCAAACACTTTGCCGACCAGCAGGCCGCGATAGCGGCAGCCCTCGGCAGCACGGTAAAGGCCGATGTGTCTGACGTGTTCTCGGAGCTGTCCGAATATCTGCTCCCGGACGGCACATTCGACCCCGACCTGTGGGCGCAGCTGCCTGAGATTGAACAGCAGCGGCTTGCCGATGCAATAGCGGCAGGGCTGCTCGATTGGAACAAAGAAGCTGAAAAGCTGATGGACCTGTTCAATCCGCTGTGGCGAAAGACCTATGATGACGGGGCTGCGCTCAGCGAAGAAAGCTACGGCTTGACAAGCCTCGACCGCCCGGAGTTTGTATCGTCTGCCAAAATCAACGGCGGCAAGCGCATTGTTGGCATCGAGCGCACCACACGGGACAAGATTGCGGACATCATCGTCCGTGGTGTCTCCGAGGGCCTCAGCCAAATCAGCCTGCGCGAATCCATTCAGGACACGATGGGTGCAACCAAAGCACGGGCAAAGCTGATTGCCCGACAGGAAACCATGACCGCACTGGCGACAGGTCAATTTGACACGATGAAAGCCGCCGGTGCTAAGACAAAGACGTGGCATCACAGGCCGCAGAAAAATCCCCGTGATGGTTCTCACGGACCGAACCACGTCATATTGGACGGCGAGACGGTGGCGATTGACGCCAAGTTCTCAAACGGGCTGCGTTATCCGCGTGACCCGAATGACCCTCGCCCCGAGGAGCTTATCAACTGCCGGTGTTATCTGACATACGGTGGTTTTTAAGATGCCCTAAACTCTGAGGAAAGGAGGAAAACCGTATGGCAAGCAAGGGAAAACGTACTGCTGGAAAAGCGCCGGCAACCCGCGAGTATAAGTCGTTTAAGTTCGAGCTGGAAAGTGCGGACGAGAGCGGCGAGTTCTCCGGGTACGCTGCTGTGTTTGGAAACAAGGACAGTGGCGGCGACATCATCGAGAAAGGCGCATTCTCCAAGACCATCAGGGAGGATTTTGACCGCATCAAAATCTTGTCGCAACACACCGATTGCGAACTGCCTATCGGCAAGCCGCTGGAATTGCGTGAAGATGATAAGGGTCTTTTCATCCGGGGCAAAATCAGCGACACTGCTAAGGGCCGCGATATTCAGACGCTTATGAAAGACGGCGTTCTGAATGAGCTGTCTATCGGCTATGACGCTGTTGAGCTCGATTACGACAGCGAGCAGGGTGTGCGCCGGCTGAAAGAAATCAAGCTCTGGGAAGTTTCTATCGTCACTTGGGCGATGAACGACCAAGCTAAGATTGATGAGGTCAAGTCTCTGGTGGAGGGCCTTAGAACCGAAGTCAAAACGGGCAAAATCACCCGCGCAAGACTGGATGCTTTGAAGCCTTTCATCGCGGTAGTCCGTGAGCTGGCCGACATTCTCGGCCCGTTTCTGGAACCCGCCGCACCTGATGACCCACCTGTGCAGAACAACATCGTGAAGTCCAACAACCCCGTCAAGCAAACCAAGAAATCGGAGATTGTCTTCGAGATCATTCCGTAACACAAGGAGGAATTTGAAATGAAACTTACTCAGGAACAGCTCGCTGAGCTGATTGCCAAGGTGTTTACCAACCTCGATGAGAAGCGAAAGGCTTGCAAGGAGAACGGCGAGGCCGTGTCTGACGGCATTTCCACCGAGGAGATCCTTGCGGAAGTGACCGCTATCCTTGAGGACGAGGGCGGCGTGACCGACCCCGCTGCCACCAACGACCCCGCCAATCCCGCTCCCGCTCCCGCTGCCGACCCTGTCGCCGGTGATAAGGGAGAGGGCGAGGGTGTTTCCCCTGAACTCATCGCTGCCATCATCGCAGCTCTTGAGGGTCAGGGCGTCAAGAGTGCTACTGGCGCCGGCGAGAAGAAGTCCGGCGGTCCCGGTGTTCAGAAGCAGCCCGAGCGCAAGTATGCCAACCTGTTTCTCTCTACCGGCTCCGGTCCCGACGGTGTGAAGCAGAACTCTTTCCAGACCCGTATCGCATCCATGTCCGCGCCTGAGCGCCGCAAGACTGCATACGGTATGTTTGGCCGTGCTGTGAAGTGCATCCACGCCTCTGGCGGCGACATCGAGAGAGCGGCTTTCACCGCCGAGCGCAAGGTCGGCGATGCGGATATGGC